TACCATAGTTCCTGTGTAAACTTTTGGTGGCTTAACTGTACATGCTCCACCGCTGAATGGCAAGCTCGGATGCTTAATATCCGTACCATACCTACTATATGGTTTGTTATCTGGCTTCCAAACATCAGAGGTTAAGGCACGTTTGCGTTTCTTTTCTTCTGCTTCAATGCCCCAACGCTTTTGCATCTCTTTCCAAGATTCTGCTTGTTCTCTAGCTTTTCTAGCATGTTCTGCTGAAGCAAATTTCTTTTTGCCTTTCTTTTTGCCGGTGGTACTAAGCCACGGACCTTCTAAATGCATACTCAATTTTTTCTCCAAAAGTAATAACTATTTCAATAGTATACTACAATACTGTACTAGTGTCAAGTGTTTTTGGGTTATACTCGAAATGATTCGCCACAACCGCAGCGATCACGTTCATTTGGATTGACAAAGTCGAATCCTTCATTAAGTCCATTGCGGACCCAGTCCATTGTTAGTCCATCTAGATAGGCTAAACTTTTGGCATCGACAAGTACAATAAATTCTGGTTGACCAAAATTAGTAACTCCAGGTTCGGCAGTATATTCGTCTACGTATTCGATAGTATAGGCCAAACCACTACAACCTGTAGTTCTTACGCCCAATCGAATACCTACACCCTTGCCCCGGCGTTCTAGGTTTTGTTTGACTTTTTTAGCCGCTGTGTCGGTTACGGTAATCATCTACTGCCGCCTTGATTGCATCTTCTGCTAAAATACTACAATGAATTTTTACCGGAGGAAGGGCTAGTTCTTCTGCTATTTCTTTGTTTTTGATTGTTCCGGCTTCGTCAAGTGTTTTACCTTTGAGCCATTCTGTAACGAGGCTCGAGCTTGCGATAGCCGATCCGCAGCCATACGTTTTAAATTTTGCATCTGTAATAATACCTGTATCATCGTCTACCTTTATCTGTAGTTTCATTACATCACCACACGCAGGAGCACCTACCATGCCGGTACCTACTGTAGGATCATCTTTAGCAAATGAGCCTACGTTACGGGGGTTTTCATAATGATCAATAACTTTATCTGAATATGCCATATTGTATTTACCTAAAAAATCCAGCTAATTTTAATTCTGCATGCCAATGTTCACTCATAGGAGTGTTGGCAAATTCTTCAAAACAAGGAGTGCCCAGTGTATAATGTATTAATTTTGCATTAGGGTTCTCGCCGTATTCGTCTGCTAACCAATTCCATTCTACAGGTAATGTTCCTATGTCAGCGTCATCTAACCATGTGAACCTGTGCAATTGAGACCCTGATGCAGTTTGTACAAAATCAGTAGTTAACATTTTATTTTTTGGATGGGCACAATTCCATAGAACAACACTGGACCAATTCTTTCTTGGGTAATCTTCATTTTTTGCACCCAAATACTTTGTAGACCTTTTGGTTTTATAATCGTGCTTGACTACTTGTACGGCGTAGTTAGAATCAAACAACTTATATAAGTTTGTGATATCTTCTTGTAACACCATATCACCGTCTATAAAAATAGCATATCCTTTATAATCCATAAGATAGGGAATTAAGAATCTTGTATATGCAAATTGGTTACTTGCATCAGTGTGTGTTTCCTTGTAGTCACTTAATAAATTTAATGACAGGGGAACAATATTAAGTGGCTGAGTAGATTGCCTAATAATACTATTAACACACACATGATATGCTATGGTTTCTTTAGCATCATAACCTATGAAGATTGTTATCATTCTGGAGTTGTAACTGCAATTTTATGAACAATGTTTAATAAATCTGATTTGTATGATTTACCAATGATTGATAAAATTATACATTTACATACAATATCATTCCATTCAGGATGTGACTCGTTTACATTTTCATCTATAATTATTTCAATTGCGTATTGATCGTTAGATTTAGTCCAAGGTTCTAAATACGGAATAGGTCTATTGCTTGAAATTTTAAAATATGGATTGGCTAGTCGTCTGTAAACAAACTCTGTCCATGTCGTTACATTTGGATCTACAGACCAAGGATCAAGATTAATATGAGGAATAATCGAACAATGATCTGCTATTAATTTCATGTGCATTGTTTCTTTATAACTTAATAATTTGCTAAGACTGACAGCTTCGAGAGATTTCATAAAATTAAATTTGACGCCACCTGTATTGAAATAAAAACAATCAACAGTTGGCCAAGTATGAAATAATTTTATTACATGATTTCGGATTCCGCCAGGGTGTATAACATTTTGTTGTATCCTTGGATTGTAATGCACACAGATAGGGTGAGCCAATCCGTTTTTAAAAAACGAATCAGCTAACCAACATATTTTAGGAAGTATTCTTCTTAACCTTTCGCCTATATCTATAACTCGAAAGTATTCTTCAAAATTACTTAAGAATGGTATTATCTCAGGTAGTAATGAACTAGAAGGTTTTAATAAAAGATGTTCCTTACCAATTTCTCCACGGTATAGATGTTCTGATAACTGTTTATAATTATAAAAAAATTCTATATTTTGTTGAGTACCGTTAATCGGTATAGGTCCTAAATTAAAGTGACTTTTATCTTTTAAGAAATACGGGTAAGTCTCGATCATTTATCATTTAGTTTCTTTACGGGCGTTCTTAACTGTTGTTACATCATTACGAACGTCTTTGCAAAGTTTAGCCAATTCTTGTAAGTGTTTACGAACACGAGTACCGGCGGCACCAACTTCTTTATCGTAGAACTTTTCGAAATCACCTTCCATTGCTTCTACGATTGCTGTGAATTCTGGGTGTCTATTTGTAGCCATTTTATTTCTCCTTTAATGGTGAGTGAGTTATTCACTCTACTATTAATTTAGCAGAACGCAATAGTTATGTCAAAGGAATTGATTACGGACCAATGTTGCCAGCGTCAACATCTGGGCTCGATGTACCAATTGCTGCCCCGGATGCCATCATTGCGCCGGTTACTGCTACACGCTTGTCCTCTATATAGACAGTTACATTACTTGCAACAACCATATCTCCCTTTACAGTAACTGATCCCTCAGTTGCAACTACAAAAGGTACATCATTTATAAAAACCGTAGTTTGGGGAGAAGACTTCAATAATTCTCTCGCGGCATCTTTTAATATTCTAGCGACTGCTGGCATAATTATTTTCCCGGTACTGGTATTCCGGTTACTGCTTGAACACTAGATTTAACATCCGTTGGAGTAGGTGGAAAAATTAAACTAAGTAATTGATCTTTTGCTTTTTTCAAATAATCTACAACAGTCTTATAAGTTTCAGTTCCGGTTATAGCATTTGCAATACTGCTAGTAACAGAGTTTCCATAATTACTAATTGCAGTTGCAACACGGGAAGCTGAAGTCATTTCGATCGAGTCAACAACACTATCTTTGATTTGAATAACCGATGTTGGCATTTCTGGATTATCCCCAGCTTGTTTTTTTATTTCTACTTTAAAATTATTAGTTTTAATTTGATTTGCAGCTGATGCTGCTATAATGGCTGTTTGTACTGTTTTTCCCGCAGTGATGGAAAATATGGAGGGGGATAATGCATCAACTGCTGGAGGTATCGATGTTTGGAAATTTTTAGTTTCTCTTAATGACTTGTTTACTTCAACTAGACATGCGTGAATTTTCATCAACACAGCATCTACCAATAATGATTGTTTTAAAATAATTGCTGCATGATCACTGTCAATAGTAGTTACTACAGGAACAAAAGGCGGTAACTTACCCACAGGATATGGTTGATTACTTGTCCCTGGTTGAGGTGTTGCTATAGAAACGTATGTTCCGCCAAGTGTTGACATGTTTAATTTGGTTTTGGTATTCCAGCTACAGCAGTTACACTTGATGCAACATCTTTAGGAGTTGGGGGTAAAATTGCAGTAAGAATTGTATCTTTTGCTTTAGACAAGTACGCAGCAACACCTTTGTAAACTTCGGTAGTAGTTATCCACGTTGCAATTGCCGCTGATTGTGTTGTAATAAAATTTGTAATAGCACCTTGTGCTACCGCGATTCCGTTCATTTGCATCGAATCTTGAATTGTTGTTGTAATTTGGTCTACGATTGGCGGCATGACCGGAAGTGGTTGTCCGGTTGCTGTTAACGCATCTTTAGTAGCTTGAACTTGAAAGTTATTAGTTTTAATTTGGTTCGATGCTTGAGCTGCTTGTATAACTGTTTGACTGGCTGTTGCTGTAGCGACACTAGCAACAGCAATTTGTAAATCGCTCAAGGCCTTGGAACTTACTCCGGTGTTATTTTTTAAATCCATTACTGCTTTGTTTATTTCAACACACGCGGCATGAATAGCTGTTAGCTGTTTAACAGTTAACACGTTAGCAGCAGTAATTGCTGCCGCAACCGGATCAAGTGCAACTGTTGTAGTTCCGGGCCCTGTCATTGTTATTACTGTTGGCATTCTTATCTCCTAGTGTTTTAGATATTTATACTAGCTTTATACCAGATGTAGCTTCTAAAAATTGTTTAGCAAAATCGGCATCTGTTGCTTCTGACACTGTTACTGTAGTCTTAAGCAATTTTACATCTTTGTCTGGATTTACTGTAAACAAATATGGCATTAACCCTGGACCTTTAGGACCCATTCCAATTACTTGAATACGTGCTAACTTATAATAAGTATCCGTTTCTTCTACTAGTTTAGCAACAAGCTCTTCACCGCTTGTTAGTTTTAAAGTGATTACTTCACCTGCTGATACACCTTTGTCAATTAACATATTATCCTTTGAGTGTGTTAAAAAATTCTTCGTCTTTACCAGCTAGCCCTTGATAGCCGCCAGGAAGGAGGACGCCGTCCTTAAAAATTTGTGGCACACTACGCAAGCCTTGATCCATTAAGAACTCACGAGCATCCGGTTCGTCTTCCATCTTAATAACTTTGAATGGAATGCCTTTACTTTCTAACAATGCCTTTGCTCTATCGCAAAATGGGCAGTTGTTTTTTGAATATACTGTAATCATTTATTGTCCTAAAATACTATTATAAACTTGGTAGCTCATCATAGTCAATAGCATCTGACATCACACCAATAACATAATTAGTCGATTCGCTTTCTTGTAGTGCTGTTTGTTTTTTACTAGTATCCACATGTTTGTTAAACCATGGGATAGGTGTTGACTTTGGTGCTGGGTTATTATATTTGATTCCAATATCTTTTAGCGCACCAACTGCTGTATAATCTACAAAGTCTTTAAGAATGTTTGCATTAAGTCCAATCACAGGACCTTTGATAAACAAATAATCAGCCCATTGCTTTTCTTCACGAATAACATCCATGTAGAGGGCATACACTTCTTGTTCACATTCTGCTTTTACTTCGGCAAACCTAGTATCTTCTTTAACCACTTGATTGATCAAGTAAGCTGTCCAACCCTTGTGTAACAATTCATCCTGAAGGATCAATTGAATAATGTTGCCATTGCCCATGAAGATTTTATTCTCTACCATAGCCAAACTAGTAGCAAAACTAACCATGAAACGAAACGCTTCTAAAGCATATGACGCATGTAGTGCCATGTAGATTGCTTTGATATGTGTACGCTCATTAATCTTTTCGCCCAGTTGCTTACGACAGTTAACCATATGTAAGTCTTCGTAATAATTACCTACACTAGAGGCCATGTCAATAATTTCTTTTGTGTCGTGGATTGTATTGAATACATCCTTTGGCACATTATAGATATTACGAATGATATGACTGTAACTCTTACTGTGGATATTAGTTTCAAAGAATGTCCAGTTGTACACTAATGCTTCTAACTCTGGCAATGATATTACAGGCATAAAGATTTGACTAGGGCCACGGCCTTGTAAACTATCTAATGCTGTTTGACGAAGCAAGTTGCTAGTAAAGATATGTTTGATAGCATCGCTAGCATCTTTAAAATCATTTGAATCTTTAGTAAGACTAATCTCTTCTGGTTGCCAGAAGAAGCCGCGAGCAGTTGCTTCAAAGTCTGCAATCTTCTTATACTTAACTTCTTCAAAACGTTGAATGGTAACTGGGCCCGCTGGGTCCAAGAACATCTTACGATTAAGATAGTCTGTTTTTGTTTTTAAATTATATTGAGCTTGGCTCATAGTTTGCATGCCTCACAGTCGTCTTCTAATTCTTCCAAATGGTATCCGTTTACTTGGACTCCATTTATTTGTGTTTGTTCCGGTGTTGGTTCTTGGATTGCTTTGCTACCTGCTTTGTTAATTAAGCTGTAGTAGAATGTTTTTAATCCCCACATATGAGCTTGCATTAAGTTCTTAACAATTAATGTCGTTGGAACTTTACGATCTGCAAAGTGCGCTGGATTATAAAAAGTGTTTGTGCTGATACTTTGATCCACATAGGCTGCAAGTACAGCCGCTGTCTTTAAATAGCCAGCACAGTCTTTTTGTTCCCACATCATTTGATACTTGTTTTTAAGTTTATGATACTCTGGAACAACTTGTGTAAATGATCCTGCTTTACTTTCTTTAGTACTAATTAAACTCATTGGCATTTCGATTCCGTTAGTTGAATTAATAACAACACTAGAAGATTCTACAGGAGCAATTGCCATAAGTGTAGCATTGCGAACACCATACTGTTTCATGTTAGTACGTAGTGTTTCCCAATCTAGTTCTGGGGTAAAGTCTGCTAGTTCATTAGCACCTTTGGCTCTTAACTCCCACGGAAACATACCCTGGCCGTAACGTGTCTTATCACTATGTGTACAAGCGCCTCGTTCTTTAGCCAACTCAACTGTTGCTTCCGTTAAGTAAAATGCTTGATGTTCCATCCATGCTTTAACATCTTGTAAGGCATCTTTTTCACCGTACTTGAGTCCGCGCTTGGCATGCCAGTAGGCTAAGTTAGTAACACCAATGCCCAATGGTTGAATCTCATCGTTGCTTAGTTTACTTTGTATGCTTAGGAAGTCTTGGTAATCAAGTATGTTACATAGACTGCGTTGTAAAATACGACAAGCACGGCGCATGTCTTCTGGATTGCGGAAAGCGCCCCAGTTGATAGATCCTAGTGTACATAACGCAATGCGTCCATCTGCATCATCAAGACGTTTGAATGACTTAGTTGGTAATAGGATCTCGCAACATAGATTGCTTTGATAAATTGTATGATACTCAGGATCAAACGGGCCTTGGTTCATAACATTGTCAATGAACACTAGATAGATACGTCCTGTATCAGTACGCTCTTTTAGTATGCCGCTCTTAAACACTTCCTCAGCATTCATTGTTTTCTTACGTAAGTCTTTACGCTTTTCGTATTTTACATACAGCTCTTCGAACAGAGCAGTATTTTTATAGAAGGCTTCGTACAAGTCTGGTACTTCGTTAGGATCAAAGAAGGTTATGTCTTCTTTGTTTTTAAATCGTCTCCAGAAGAAGGCGGACAGTACGACCCCATAGTCCATATGGCGG